GTTGGCAACAATCACCTAACCCCCTCGATTTGGGGGCCTTTTAGGCTAAAATTGAATTGACCTTCAGCAGGTTGGCAGATCTCTCTATAAGTCGCTTGGACTTTGATCCTTGTGTATCGTATCTATATTTGAGCCTCTTTATGAGTCTGCATGCTGGACATGTTAGACTCGTATTTGAGATTATCAAATCTCTAGACAAGCCTCTTTATGTGTCCTAGCGGACGCATATTTGAGATTCTTGGATTTAAGACTTATAGTTGTTTTTATTTAGAAACCTTTATCAGAGTCGACTGGCTGATGGCCAGTTCTGAAAGAAAAGACTTTGTGTGAAGATTATTCTAGTATTAACATTAATGGAGTCGTTAGACCAATAACGATGCTGTATGTTAATTTTATTTTAGATATTAACTAGCTACACTTGGTTTGAGTGTATAATCAAACCAGCTTGAAGTTGCTACAAACTTCACCCCTCTAAAAATTAGAAGAGCGGTGTCTTGCTTGAATCCGCCTCCAGTATTCTTAACAGATTACTGGGAACAAATTGCCAGGACCAGTTCGTGGTGTCATTTGGATTTTCCAAATGTTGTATTATTAATGTTATATGTTTTGTGTGGAGGCCTGTTACCTCCGTTGTAAATTATTTAACGTTTTATTTGTGTCATTGTATATTAGGCAGACGTGTGTAAATTAGGCTGACTCTTTTGTTGTAGCGCCTAAAAACATTGGCGAACAGTCAGCTGTCCAAAGAGTAGTACTTGAGGATAAGTTTATGTCGTTTCTCGCGTAGAGTAGAGTTCGGGCCGGACTCCAGGTTTATAACCAAGTGGCCAAAATAAAAATTTTAAACATGAATAAAACCCCCTTAGACGATGAATGCCATCATATCGATGAAGAATCATCAAAAATAGTCGCTGCGCGTGACTTTAAAACGTGCCCCAGTACCAAGGGAGTTGGTACACCCTCCGAGACTAATGAGCGACTTAGTCTCAAGACCGAAGATGAAGACGAAGGTTGGATACCTGTGACAAGGAGAAGTCACCGTCGCGCTCAACCTAGTGAAGATTTAGATGTTTCCAAGGTGATTAAAACATTGGAAGATCTAGATTTTTATGAAGAGTTGACTTCAGAAGATTTTTCTCAGAGCAAGAGGAGACGACGTTCCTCTACAGAAGAGAAAGATATGAAGAAAACAATCCAACATCTTCGCAAACGCAATGATAAGTTGCAAGGTAGACTACGTTCTGCCGGTAGGACTAAGGCAAATTATAAACAGTTGAAACCAGAATCTGATGAGGTTTTAACAAAAGTTTTAGAAAAGCCTGAACCCGTAGAAGGACCTATTGGAGATATGATTGAAAACATAGCTTCAACATTGTCCTCCTCTGTTGAGACAAATGAAGTTCTTTTAGTGTTAACAAAGACTTTTGGATATTTAACGGCCCTATCCAATTGTGATTCCGCGCAGTCTGTTATGACCACAACTGTTGGAGTTTTGTTAACCCATGTGACTCAGAGTCATATTGACATGGCTCTAGGTTTAATGAATAGAGGACAATTGATTGATCAGGAAGGAACTATAGTTCAACAAGGTTTGATAGAATTTGATGAGGATAAAATTTCAACTTTTAGAGACCAGATCAAGAAGTTCCAATTTATGACAGCAAGTGTAGATGATATCCCGTGTTTTAATTTTGTACGGAAGGGATTGATTTTACTTGTATTTGCAGGACTGAAACCATCAAATTTATGTGTTGATGGATCAGCTCTTAGACATGTTGTCGAAGGATGGGAACGGGTGGCTCCTGGTACATTTGGTACGATGCAACTGTTAGATGCGTTTCTAGCAGTTACAGATTATGTACTAGAAGCCATTCAGGTTCTATCTCGAGGTGGTTCTGTTGGAGATTACCTTTTTCCAAAGAGCGCAGCAGATCGCTATGCTTTGTGTGCATCTCGAATGAAGTCCTTCAAAAATGGTCAATTGGAACAGAATTTTGGAATGACAGATGGTCAGTATGAAGTTGAGCTTATGACGTTATCAGCTGAATTAGGGAAACAAATTCGAGAGAAGGTAGTGAGCCCCGCTCAGCGAAGTGTGTTCGTTAGCTATAAGATTTGTGTTGATTCTTACTTAGCTGATGTTCGTGCTAAAGTAGCGTCAGCTCAATTGCGACCAGTTCCTTATTCCATTTGTTTCTATGGAGCTCCCAATACTAATAAAACTACAGCAGTAAACATGGCAATAAAAACTTTTGGTGCTTGCACCGGAGTTCCAGTAGATGCTGAGAATCAATACTTTTGGAAGGGAGCTCAAGAATTCCAGTCAGGACTTGATCATCGCAAGAGCGTTATCCAGATAGATGATGCGTGTAATAAGAAGATTAGTCCAAACACTCCAGAGAAGTTAGATGTAGCTGATATAACTGCTATTGTTAATAACCAACCGTTATTAACTAATCAAGCAGAGTTAGATCAGAAAGGAGTGATATATGTGGTATGTGATTTGTTAGTGATGACCACGAATGTGTTTCATTTGAATGCTTTACAAGCTTCAAATGCACCACGTTCTATCTTACGTCGTATTCGCTTTGTCGAAGTGCGTGTTAAATCCAGATACACGCATGCCAGCAATGTTGAATATGACTATCATAAACAGACATATACCAACGGTATTCCAGATCCAATCCATGACGTACGGTTTTACGATGTCGTGGAAGACGGACGAGGTTTGAATAAGGTAAACACAACTGACTGGATGTGTATTACCGAATTCATGAAAATATTTGTTAGAGATGTTTTCGAGCATAGAGCTGCGCAGGACAATTACTTGAGTCGAATGACTAGAGTTCGTGAAGCTAAAGTCTGTCCTGTGTGTAAATGTGTTGAAAATACTCCTTGGTGTAAATGTACTATTATTGTGGATGACGATGGAAATAAAGTTAAGAAGTCCATTAGTCCAGGTGTAAGTTTAACTAGTGATGGATCGATTGTACCATTGCTTGAAGCAGATCGGCGAGATGAAATTCGCCCAGAGATGTGGGAAGCATTGGATGATCTCACGTCTCGATACTTGTTAGACTTCAGATTGAAGTGGACTCGTTGGATTGAGGAGTTTAATTTGCCTCATGTGAATAGGTGGTTAGAACTTCTTGTATTGAAGGCTTCATTGGCTTTAATTCTTAGTGGATTGAAAGGATGGCGTCAATTTAGACCCTCGTGGTTTAGGAAATTTCAGACATTATTCCTGATCAGTTCATCCTTATATGTGTGGTGGTTTGTACAAAATAGATTTTATTTTTCCGTATTAGTGGTATCAATTTTTAGTACGTGGTTGTATTTGTTTTTATTAGGATTAGCATCTTTTACTCGTGTTGCTGTAACTCGGCAGATTATGCGTGGAGTGGCACCAAATTTAACAAAAGATTGGCTCGTTGTAGGAGCTACTTCTGTTGCAGTTGGATATAAATCTTTACGCCTGATAAGTCGAATGTACAACACTACTACTGCTCCCAAACTTATACAAGAAGGTAACTTAGTTCCTAAAACAATGGAAGAAGTGGAGGAACGTATTAGGGAACCCGATGATTGGCGAGCTAATTTAGTATTAAGTAAATTGCCTGGTCCGAGAAGATTATTTACAGCTACTCATGAACAAGTATGTACATCTGTGGAAAGCAATATATTGAGGTTTAAAATGTATGACAAAGGAATCGAGGCATTACGTGGGAACGTATTTTTCTTGAACCAGAACACCATCATTTTACCGTTGCATTCTTACAGAGCTGTAGAGGAACGTAATTTAGGAAACAATATAACTATAGTTAGGAACGAAGGAACCAATTTATCTCAAGTAAATACGTATATGGTAAATCCAACAAAAATTAAGTATCCTGATGGAAAGGATACTGATTTTATTTTGTTGACGTTAACGAAGAGTTTACCACTACGTGATATGACAGATTTGCTACCTGAAAATTTCTTTAGTCAATCTGATAACTGTGTTCATACAATGTTGAGCAGAGACATAGAAGGGAAATTACAGGAGCGAACTTTTATGTCAAAGTATATGCCAAAAGTAAATAACGGTTCTTCAAGAGGTATTACTATAGAAGGCCCTGGCAGTTACCATAACGTAAATATACCAACTCGTAATGGCGACTGTATGGGTCCTACTATTAGGATGACACAACCATGTTATATTGGTGGGTTCCATATGGGCGGATCTTCAACCGAAACGGGAACGCAAGCTGTAACTTTCACTATAACTAAATCTATGGTTGATGAAGCACTATCTCGTCAACCAGTTAGTGTAGTTAGTGAAGGTGAAGAAGTTTATATTCCCCGAGGAAAGATTCGGAAAGTTGAATTATCAGGTGCGGTGGATTCCGTTACTATTTCGTTACATAAACCACATGAGCGAAGTATGTGTAGATTTATACCAAAATCTGGTTCTTTAACTCCACCGATGGTAGATGTATATGGGGAGGATGAGTCATTTCGTCATAAGTCTTTTTCAACAGTGACAGTATCTCCGATCAGTAAGTACTTAGAAGAAAGTGGAATGCCTAATAAATGGGGACCTCCCCATTTTAAGGCAGACCGTAATTTCGCCGAGTACTTCCAGGTTGGGATCAATGGTGCTAAAGATGTAGATCCTTTTCTACTGCAGGAATGTATGAATGATTATCTACGTCCTTTACCAGGTGTTATTAAGCGAGTGTCTTATCCTAAACAAAAACCTCTTACGTTAAACCAGGCTTGTAATGGTATTCCCGGAAATAAGTTCATTCGACAGATGGATGAAACTACTGCCGGTGGATTTGGTTTTCCTGGAAAGAAGAGTGATTATATGGAAGTAACTTACGGAGAAGATGGAAGGAAAATTCTTACTCCGTTAAAATTGCTTTCCGATGAAGTTACGCGATTATCTAACATGTTACACTCCGGTGAAATGGTGTGTCCCATTGTGAAGAATGCACTAAAAGATGAACCAACTCTAGAACCTGTATTTAATAATGGTAAGGAGAAGGTACGTGTATTTAATATTATGAGCGTAGCATATAACATCGTAGGTAGACAGTTATTTCTTCCTGTGATTAGTTTTCTTTCCGAGTTTCCAGTAGAATCAGAGTTATACCAAAATTGCAACGTAACTACTCCCGAGTGGGAACAAATCGCAGCTCATTTACTTGATTTTGATAGCGATAAAGTTTTAGAGGGAGATTTCAGTAAGATGGATGTTCGGTTAAGTGGACAAATGATTAGAGCTGCTGGTTCTTGTATGATTCACGTAGCATCTTTGTTAGGATATGATGTGGAATCGATCCGAGCAATGGAAGCTTTTATTTGTGATGCAGCTTTATCTTTTTGGATGTTTAACGGACTTTTGTTTTCTGTCGATGGTTGGAATACGTCCGGTAATGTTTTAACTATCTTATTTAACGGTATTTCGAACAGCTTGCTACATCGGCTGTGTTATATCAATCACTGGAGGTCAATGTACTTAAAACCTCCGGATCCCTTCAGGGATCATGTTCATTTTGGTTCTGTAGGAGATGACTCTTTGGGCTCCACCAGGTTACACTGGTTTAATATGGAGTTGTTGAAGAGTTATTTCGATGGAATTAATATGAAGTACACAACGGCGAACAAAACGGATGAAATTGTTCCATTCATTAAAGCTGAGGATGCTACTTTTTGTAAACGTCGCTTTAGATATGAACCTAGAGTGCGTCAACGAGTTGCGCCCTTAGCTATTGATTCCGTGTATAAGAGTCTTCATTGTCTTCATAAGCCAATGCTAGATGATATTTCGATTACTTGCCAAAATGTTGACGGTGCCTTGCGAGAGCTAGCCCGACATGATGAGGAAACATTTAATTATCATAGAAGTATTATTCTAGAAGCTTGTGAAAAGCTAGGTATTTTGCATATGGTAAAACATGCTACCTGGCAATATCACGATTGGTGGGTTGAGTTTTGTAAGTTGTACTATAACCGACCAATGGCTTCAATTGAAGAAGAAGAAAGCTCGCTTGATTACTCTGCGAGTACTGATGATTGTACTCCAGAGTGTTTGCTCGATGAGGATTACGAGCGCGGATGTTTATTCCCGCAGCAAAATTCCTCCAAGATCCATTTGGTTACCAATGTGAAAATTGTCAACTTTCGCAGATGGCTCTGGATCTTGTTATTGACGCTTTTCGCTCTGTCGATTGATCTCTCGGCAGGGCTTATTAAATTTAAGATCAGTAAATTAATGCAAGAACAAAAGAACGGCGACCAAGCCCAAACTCTGGACTTTGGTGACGCCCAACGAACTTGGGTTTCCGGAATGGAAACTGGAATGGATCCTTCGATGTCACAAGCTCATACGAATGACACGAATGACCAATTTTTCGAAAGACCTGTAAGGATCGCCACCTATGATTGGACTCCGGGCGTCAATTTAGACGTCAAATTCAATCCCTGGCGGTTATTCCTTGAAGATCCTCGAGTTGTCAACAGGCTCGCACATTTTAGGAATTTAAAATGCGAGTTGGTGGTGAAATTTCAAATCAACGGAAACCCATTTTATTTCGGGAGGTTAATAGCTTCTTACGTTCCACTTTATAATGTAGACACGTCAACTAAGTTTGATCAGCCTGCAGATCTAGTGGAAGCCTCCCAACGACCCCATGTATATTTAAATCCTACAGAGTCAGAAGGTGGAGACATTGTATGTCCCTTCATCTGGCCCAAGAACGCCCTGAAGATTCCAACTTCTGAGTGGTGGAAAATGGGAATGATGATATTGGGAACTATGAACGGTTTGCAACATGCTAATGAATCCACTGATCCATTAACAGTGAACGTTTATGCGTATGCACGTAATGTGGAATTGGATACTCCAACTTCACAAGTTCCAGATACAATTGTTCCTCAAGGAGATGAGTATACAGGAGTGTTGTCAGCTCCTGCCCATACGTTGGCGAATTGGGCAGGGAAGCTTGCCGATGCTCCGATTATTGGTAAGTATGCTAGAGCTACGCAGCTGGTTGCCTCAGCTGTAGGAGGTGTAGCTCAGCTATTTGGTTTTTCTCGGCCACGGCAAGTTGATGAGAGTAATGTTGCTATAGTTCGTTTCACTGGGAGCTTAGCATCTACGAATGTTGGAGACACGTGTCAGACGTTAGCTTTAGATAGTAAAAAGGAAATTACTATTGATCCGTCAGTGACAGGTGCTGGACCTGAGGATCCAATGGCATTTATTCCAATAGCCATGAGGGAAAGTTATCTTACTACTTTCGATTGGAATGGAACTAGTCCAGAGGATTCATGTATATTCTCATGTCGGGTTAGACCTTTGTTAGGACAGGTCGATACAAATACAGATTATGTTCATATTATTCCTGCAGCTTGGGTCGCTGCTCCATTTATGTATTGGACAGGAAGTATGCTTTATCGTATCCAGGTTGTGTGTAGCAAATTTCATAGAGGAAGACTGAGAGTTGTTTGGGATCCAGATGATTATGACGGGACGAAACAAACCGTCTACAATATGAATTATAGTTCCATAGTGGATATTACCGAAACGACTGATTTGTGTTTTAAGATCGGATGGGGACAGGAAAAGTCCTATATGCAAGTTGGTGATATTGGCACTATAGTTCCTGGGTGTTATTCAAATGGATTATTAACAGGTACTGATGCGTTTTCCAATGGTACATTGAGTATCTTTGTGGTTAATCGAGTTACTTCTCCATCTGTCACAGATCCTAATATTAAGGTGAACGTTTTCGCTAGTGCGTGTGATGATTTTGAGGTGGCTTGTCCAAAGAAACACTCTTCTGTAGATAATTTCACTCCGGTGAATGATCTTCCAGTTTTAGTTCCTCAGAATAATCCCGATCCTCCAGATCCTCCCGATCCGCCTGATCCTCCTGGTCCATCGCCAGTTGAACCGTTAACAGCACAACCAGTAGGACTGTTGTGGAAGCTAAATCCTACTTGGAACAGTATAGATGCTACAGTGCAGAGCAATGGTGGCAAATGGGGTTTACTTGTACCGGAAGTTGGTGTACGACAGCTTGAACTTTTAGCTTATGGTGGACCTGGCGGTTCTACTCAAGATATTTCCTTCTTTTGGATAAATAATGGATCCAGTGCCGTAGATGTAGAAATGACAATTAATGGAGTATCAGCTGTTTCAGCTCTTGCTCCAAATATTGGAGCTTCTACTACTACAACTGTTCCAAACGTTTCTCTTGCAGAAGGAGTGAATTACTTGCAGGTAACCACCAATATTTCAGGCACCATTCGGCCTACTATACAATCTATCACAACTTCTGTGGAAGTGGGTATGATTGTAACTAGATATGCTCCAGCTGATATTTATGATCCTGCGACTGCTTCTCTTATTAATACAGGAGGTTCTGATGAGAAAGTAGAAGGAAATATCGGAGCAAGTCAGGTTATAGTAGCGCCTAGTGATGTTGTTGATGGTAGTCGTGCAACTCTAAATATGTGGGATGGAGGCACATTGAATGGAGTTACGTATGACAATACAACAACAGGTCCTGCAGGTACTACAGGTTACAGACCTTTGTGGGGACCAATGAATGGAGGTACGACAACCTTAACAGTTTCGCCAGCACTACAGGCTGTACCTTCGTTCCAAGCTAGATTTGGACACGCTTTCTTTTTACGGAAGCCTGTAGTACCACAAGGGGATATCGTCCCCCAGTCAGATGAGGATATAGGTGCGGAAGGAGTTAATCCTTCAGCCAATGCTCCCGTCTGCGAAGACGATGCACCCATTCAGATGGGCCCAGAAGTGCTAGGTGTGGGCCCCATGAACTCTGTATTTTTCGGAGAACAGGTTTCTTCGATTAGACAGGTTCTAAAACGCTATTGTTGTACTTATTCAATCTATTGTAGTGCTGCGAACGAGTATCGATTCCAGTTTGCTCAAGATGACACGGTATATACTCCTGTTTCGTTAGCTGGAGCAATTATTCCGAGGAATTATAGTGCATTAAGTGTTTATGAATGGTATACGTCTGCTTTTGTCTGTATCCGTGGGGGGTATAGATATAAAGTTTTTCCAGTTAAATTTGATGGAACGACCAGATCTCTTATGGTCCATAGACGTGAATATATTGAGAATGCTGCACCAACTTTAGCTGCGGCCGGACCCTTGTATCTACCTTATGTAGGTTTTTCCGGCGTAGCAATGTGTACACCCAATGACCAATCCGTTTTGGAATTCGAAGTTCCGTATTATAGTAACTATCGATTTTATCCAGGACGAAGCAAAATTTACGAGTCCGTGGATGATGCTATTGAACGCGAAATGTTCGAGATTTATTGGGACACAACTGCAGCAGGTAACTTAATGATATACAAATCAGTAGCAGAGGACTTTAGCACTTCGTTTTTCCTCTGTACCCCCATAGTAGACGTTTCCGGCACGGGTGGTGTATAAACCCCAGCCGCGTCTGCCAGGAGAGAGGCACTCCTGATCCCAAAGATGCCCTTTAAAAGATAATTGTGAGAAAGTAATAGTTTTTAAGGGCCTTTGGGCCCGGAATTTTATGTATCTGCCTCACCTTTATTATTTGGGGGCGTTGGATGAAA